ATGATTATCAATGGTTTGATCAGCAAGGTAACTTAATAAGTAGTTCGGATTTAGATTATAGAAATAATATTTTTGAAGATGTGGTTAATGCGTATAATGAGATTGAATTAGCAAAAATAGCACCACACGAGTATGCTAGTATTATTGCAGGTTTAGATTTTTATCACTATCGTAAAAGTTTTTGGTTACACGCATATGGTAATGTTTTGCCTAAACATAAATTAATTAGAGGTGATGAGAGATATTGGTATGGGAGAAATGGTGATGATTGGTTGGATTATTCTTTTGGTGGTGTGTTTGGATTTAAGGTTGGCAAAATAGGTGTATTTACTGAGGTTAATATGCAAAGATATTGGGGTAAAGAAATTAAGATTATTAAGTGTGGTTTGAATTTTAGATTATGAAAATAAGTAATCATATTACATATAGAGAAGCAATACATTCTAACACAGCTAAAAGATTAGGAATAGAAAATAAACCTAATGATCAGCAAATGCAAAATATGCAGATTATAGCAGAAAAGGTATTTGAGCCATTAAGAGAATGGGTAGGTGGACCGATAAAGGTTAATAGTTTTTTTAGATCTCCTGAAACAAACAAAGCTATTGGTGGTGTTAGTTCGAGTCAGCATTGTAAAGGTCAGGCAATGGATATAGATGATGTTTATGGACATAAAACAAACGCAGAGATGTTTGAGTATGTAAAAAATAATTTAGAGTTTGATCAAATGATATGGGAGTTTGGAGATGATGATAACCCAAACTGGTTGCATATTAGTTATGTGGAAGGTAAAAATAGAAATAGATTACTAAGAGCAGAAAAAATAAATGGTAGAACAGCATATAGAATAATATGACAATAGCTATAATAGATAGAAGCCTTACAGGTGTTTTATTAGGTTTTAGCTATCATCCTAAAGATGAAGTAATGGAATGGGATGAATTAAATATTTTTTTATTGTTGATTTGCATACATATAAAATGGAATGAAAAAGTTTAAGGATAGTAAAGTAGGTAAATTTTTATTAGACAAAGGCAGTGGCATTGTTAACTTAGTTGGTGATGTATTGCCTAATAATGGCGCATTAGGTGTTTTAAAGGGCTTAATTCAGCAAGACAAGGATTTGCCCCAAGAGGACAAAGAAACTGCTTTAAAACTGCTAGAAATGGATGCTATCGAAATGCAGGAAGTATCTAAGAGATGGGATAGTGATATGAAAAGCGATAGTTGGTTAAGTAAAAATACTAGACCGATGTCTTTAATATTTCTTACAACTAGTATGGTTTTATTGATAATTCTGGATAGTTTTGATATAGGTTTTAATGTAGATAAAAGCTGGGTAGATCTTTTAAAAAATTTATTAGTTACGGTTTATGTAGCTTACTTTGGTAGTAGAGGTGTAGAAAAGTTTAGAAAAATAAAAAATGGATAGTATAATAATATATGAGTTAATGGAGTTGTTAAGAATAGATCTTAAAACTTATAGTGATTACCCTGAATCAGCTAGAAATAACGCTAGGCGTGCATTGAAGTGGAAAAAAGAAAATGGTAGCAAATGTGGTACACCTGTTGGGTGGACAAGGGCTAATCAACTTGCTAGTGGTGAAGCACTTACAAGATCTACTATTGCAAGAATGGCTAGTTTTAAAAGACATCAACAAAATAAAGATGTGCCATACTCTGAGGGTTGTGGTGGATTAATGTGGGATGCTTGGGGTGGTAGTGCAGGTGTTAATTGGGCTATATCTAAGTTAAAACAAATAGACAAAAAGAAATTAGCTAAAGAATATATTAAAGTAAATGATGATTATGCTGTAATCAATGGAAGATTAGCTTATAGCACTAAAGAAAAAGCAGAACAGATTGCAGAGGATATAGGATGCAAAGGACATCATACACACGAACAAGATGATAAGGTTTGGTATATGCCTTGTGAACAACACGAGTTATATGAAAAATCTAGAAAATGCCCAAAAGGATATGTTAAGAGAAAGGGTAAGTGTGTTAAAAAAGATAGCTATGCTAAGGTAGGCAAAAAGGGTGGAATTGTTAAAAGTCCAAAAGCACCAAAATCTGGTACACCCAACAAAAACCCTAAAGGCAAAGGAAGTGCAGGTGGTAATGCAAAAGGTAAAACTGGTGCTAAAGTAACTGCGAAGGATAGAGCAACTCTACAGAAAAAGGCTAATGATTTTAATAAAAGGTATAAAGAGAAATTAGGTTATGGTGTAACGGTGGGAATGTTATCTAGTGTTTATCAAAGAGGTTTAGGTGCTTTTAATACTTCGCATAGTCCAAATGTAAAAAGTGCGTCACAATGGGGGTTTGCTAGGGTAAATGCTTTTTTATATTTAATAAAGAATGGTAGATCACAAAACGCTAAATATACACAAGATTATGATTTGTTGCCTAAAAAACATCCTAAAAGTAGCAAGTAATGGCAAGAAAAGTACAAGTAGCAATATATAGAAAACCCAAAAGAAAAAGTCATCCACACAGTAAAAATCAATCCAGATTAAAAAGTTCCAAAGGTTACAAAAAAAAATATATAGGACAAGGGAAATAATTTACCTTCTTATTATATATATACTATATATATTATTATTATTAATAATAAAGTATATATAATATACTTATATATATAACTATATAACTATATAAAATATTAAATTTTTTTTATAACTTTATACAAAATGAGAAAAATATCTAGAAAAGGTTTAGTGCGAAAGCTAGACACAGCATTTAGCAAGTTTATAAGAACAAGATTAGCAAAACAAGAACAGGTACAATGTGTTACTTGCGGTATCAGAAAACATTGGAAGGAAGTAGATGCAGGGCACTTTGTATCTCGCAGACATTATGCAACAAGATGGAATAGCCAAAACGTACACGTGCAGTGTAAAAGCTGTAATGGTTTTCACGGTGGACAAAACTATTTAATGGGTAAATATATTGATCGTACTTATGGGGAAGGTACAGCCGATGAGTTAATAACAATGTCTAGGCAAATAAAAAAATTTTCTAATAAAGATCTAGAAGAATTAATTTTACATTATAAAAATTTGCTAGATTAATTTTTATTACTATATTTAGAAAGTTTTTGAATAGTTTAATTTTCTTATAATTTGAGTTAGTTAAGGGGGCAGATTAATTTTTGCCCTTTTTTTTTGGTTTTTATTAAATATTTTTTATAATTTTATATAAAATAACTTATAATTATGGAAAATATATTTAAAAAACAACACACAACAGACGATATACTTAAAGTTGATTTAAGCATATTTGAACTAGATCTAATTAGAGAATCATTAATACATAGTGTAAAAACAGGTGACTGGGATCTTCAGTATGATGCTGATGCACAAACACTAATAAAAATGATTAACAATGAACTTTCAAAATATAAACTAGATGCCGATAAGTAATGAAATATTTGAAGCCTATAGAATACAAGAAAGGGCTAAGGAACAGCTAAAAGCTATTAGGTTATTAGCTAAACAAGGATACACGATAATAGATCTGGAAAGTAGAATTATTAATAAAACTAACATCGACAATCTTGATGATAGAGATTCTATAAAAAGCATTAAATATAATAGAGTGCCAAAAAAAGTATATTTAAAAAAATAACTATGACAGGTAAAGATGAATTAATAGATTTGTATTATTATAGGGTGCAAACTATGTTAAATAGAATTAACTACTTAGAATCAGAAATTAAATTATATAAAACAAAAATCAAAAATTATGAAAAAATCAAAAATTAAATTTATTAAGCAAGAGAAAAATTGGACATCAAAGGATGGAAAGGAATTTAAAAAAGTATCTGTAACATTTGAAAATGGTGATAATTATGGATTTAGCACTCCTGCACCAGACAGTTTTGCTTATGCAGTAGGAGATAGTATTAGTTACGAGGTAACTAGCGAAAAGTATAAATCCGCTAAAGCGTTAGGAAAAGCAGAGTTTGATTATAAAAAACCAATGAGTACAAACGACAGTATAATTAGACAAGTAGCATTTAAAGGTGCAATAGAACTTGCGAGTAGAGGTGTTATAAACATTAAAGATATAGGAGAATTTACAAACGAATTTAATAACATATTAAAATGAAATTACAAGGACAAATAGTAGAAATAAATCAAACAGAAACAAGGGGTAATTTTAGCTTTAGGAATTTAGTTTTAAAAACCTTTGGCGACTATCCGCAGTTTCTTACATTACAATTTAGAAAAGATAAATGCAATTTATTGGATCATTATAAAACAAATGATAAAGTAGATGTCGAAGTAAATCTTTATGGAAAGAAATGGGAAAACCCACAAAGCAAAGAGATAAAATACTTTAATACAATTGTAGGGTGGAGAATAGGATCTTATGTAGAAGAAGTGACTGCAGGGGATCAATCTCCAGACAGAGATGATGATTTACCTTTTTAATATTGGGGGCTTAGTTGCCCCCTTTTTTATTTAAAAAAAAATAACTAACTTAAGAATGCTAATAAACTTTAAAGAAGAACTAGAAAAATTAAACAAAGTCAGAACAGGAAAATTAAAGGAAGGATTAAAACTAGGACACAAGAAATTAGATGAACATATAAGATTTAAAAGATCTAATTTTAATGTAATACTAGGACACGCAAATGTAGGTAAAACTACTGTGATTCTTTATTTAATGCTCTTATACACACTAAAACATAATATACGTTGGTTGGTATATTCTAGCGAAAACGAAGCATATAGTATCATCAGAAAGCTTTGCGAATTTATAGCTTGTGAGCCAATTAACAAAATGAGTAAAACTAAGCTTGATAAAGTAAGTGATTATGTTAATAATCATTTTAAATTAGTTCAGGCAGATAAATTATATAGCTATAAGGATTTGTTAGATTTGGCGCAAAATATCAAAAAGGCTTGGGATTATCAGGGTTTATTAATTGATCCGTATAACAGCTTGGTAAAAGACAGAGATGTTCTAAAGGGAATAAATGGACACGAATATGACTATCAGGCAACAAGCGAATTAAGAATATTCTGCAAACAGAATAATGTTACAATATGGCTTAACACACACGCAGCCACTGAAGCACTAAGAAAGAAACACGCAAAGGGTGATTACTATGAAGGACATCCTATACCACCTATGGCTTCAGATGTGGAGGGTGGTGGTAAATTTGTAAACCGAGCAGATGATTTTTTTGTAATACACAGATACATACAGCATCCTACAGATTGGATGTACTCAATGATACACACTAGGAAAATAAAAGATACAGATACAGGATCAAGACCAACACCTATTGATGCACCTATTAGGTTAAAAAGCATAATTAACAATGTGGGTTTTGAGATTGATAATGTAAATATTATTAAAGAGAAACCTAGTGGCAAAAAAGAATTACCCTTTTAACGTAGTAGAAAAAGCATTTAAAAAACATCAGGATTGGATTAATGTTTTAAAATCTTTTGGATGCAATGAAGTTGTAGCAGAAGATATATGTCAGGAAATGTATATACAACTACAATTTGATGTAGAGAAAGGGCTTAACATAACTTTTGATGATGATGTAAATTATTACTATATCTACAAAATATTAAAAGGTATGTATTTGAATCTCCACAAAGTAGAATCCAGAATAAAAAAAATACCCTTAGATTATGTAGATCAAACTAAGATGCCAGAGATTGTAGGTGTTAATGAAATTGAGTATGAGCAAATGCAAAAAAAACTTAACAGCGAATTGTCTGAAATGTATTGGTATGATAAGAAAGTTTTTACAATAGTAGCAACAGGTACAAGCATAAGCAAACTAAGTAGGGAAAGCAAAATTAGTTATTATAGTTTATATAATACATATAGAAACGTAAAACAATATTTAAAGGATAAATTATGCGATTAGGAGATATAGTAGAAAAAATTACTACAATAACAGGGATTAAGTGGTTGGTGAAAAAAATCTGGGGTGAAGATTGTGGGTGTGAGGAAAGAAAAAATTTTCTAAATAACATTAAAATAAACAGGAAATAATGGATCAAATAGATTACACAGCTTGGACAACATTTAGAAACAATCAAAGTTCTAACACAATAAGTAAAGATGAATTAGAATTAATAAGTAAGTTACACGCGAAATATATGAATCACAGATATGATTATGTGGGTGGTTGTAATTGTAAGGGCACTATTAAAAAGGTACAGGGATGGATAAATGATCTAAATAAAATTTATGAAGATAGATAAGGTGCATCAATGGGAACAGGCTATAGTAACCTTGTTAAATTTTGATGGTTGGAAGTTAGAATGGTGTGGTGAGGGTTATGAGCATTATGATGCTAAAGGATATACACCTAAAGGTAAATGCTGTGTAATAGAAATGAAGTTTAGAAAAACACATTATAAAGATAAAATGATAGAAAAATATAAATATGAAAAACTTATTAAAGAGGATTGTGTGGCATTATATTTTGTTAATGATCCTAGTGGCAATTATCTTTTTTGGTTAAACGATTTACAAATGCCTAAAGAAGTAAATATGTTTTGCCCTGACACTACATTATGGACAAAAAAAAAGATTCAGAAGCCTTGCTATCTGATTCCTGAAGATCAAGCACATAGGGTAAAATCTTACAATAATTAAAATTTTTAATAATTATTAGGTTTATATTATAATATTTATTAAATTTATTTAATAACTAATAAAAATTATAATTAATGGAAAAAAACTATACAAAGACATTTCGTGAAAGAGCAGAAGCTTTATATAATGTAAAACAAGATTTATATGAAAATCAATTGTATTTTAATTTAAACGAAATGGGCAACAGCGACATATCTTCAATGCATTTAGTTATAGATGCTTGGTCAGAATTAAATAAATTAGATAGAGATATTTTTACAACAGGTTTTAATAAAATGAGTGGTTATGTGTATATTGCTTTAGAAAATAGCATTAGTATATGTTCTTGTTTTGGTCAAGAAGTAGAATATCTTGTAACTGATTTTGCAACAGGAGAAGAATATTTTTTTGAAACTTATGAGGAAGCAGAAACAAAATTACAAACCTTATGAAAGAATATATAGTAAACAGAACAATAAGCCTTAGTCAATCTCCTGGAGTTTTACATATAGAAGCAGAAGTAGATGATTGGAAGGATGGAGATAAAACTATTTATATGGAATGGGATGCTAATGCAATGTTAGATGATATACCAGCTTTATATGAATTTGCAGTAAAGGCTAAAGAGGGTTGGGAAAAACAAAGAGAAAAGAAATACAAACAATTAAAAAACAAATTATAAAATGAGAACACAATTAGATGATTTAAAAGCAGAAATAAGATTATGCGAATTAAATAAAAAGATAGCAATACAAGAAAAAGATATTAATAAATGGAGTTATTGGGAAGGTAAAGAACAAGTTGCAAGATCTATTATTTATAATATAAAATGAAAAGGGATCTATTAACTCTTCAAGCTAACGCAGATCTACACGCAGTATTAGAATTATTAAAAAGGTGGAGGGATAAAAGTGATAATCAAGATCTCAAAGAGTTTGAAAAGATGATTATTAATCTTAGTTTATATATCTGGCAATTACAGAATGAAAGAAAAACCTTTGATAATATTATAGATAGATTAAGAAGTGATAAACTAAGAGCAATACAAAGAGCTAGAAGGGTTGAAGAAAAATTAGAAGAATATGAAAAAATACAGAGCAAAAATGATAGCATTAATATTTAGCTATCTAGGTTTAATTTTAACTTTATTATATGTTTATTTATTTAGATAATCCTTATGAGGATAAATACGAGTGCGGAGTATGTGGAAAAGATATGGAAGAACAAAAGCCATATTGCAGTATTAATTGTTTTGAAGCTGATATGAGATGATACAATTATTAAACGGAAAACATTACGAAGAAGAAGATCTAATTAATAAAATGTATAATGATGATTTTTATTACGGTGAACTGAATCATTTAGCATTATCTAGTTCCAGTATAAAGCTTTTATTAAGTAGCCCTAAAACGTATAAGTATGTTTTAAAGTATGGAAGTGCACAAAGTCAGGCACTTAGGGATGGTTGGTTATTTCACACAGCAATTTTAGAGCCAGATGTATTTGAAAAACAAATCTTTGTAGATGTAAAATCAAAGAACACAAAGGCTTACAAGTTAGCAAAGGAAGAATACGGTAAGGTATTTACAATAAAAGAAAAGCAAGATGCAGAGAAACTAGCAGATGCTTTCTTTAGAAATGAAACAGCTTTAAAAATGATTACTGACAGTATCTTTGAACAGCCAATGATTAAAATAATAGATGGCTATCCCTTTAGAGGCAAAGCAGATGTATTGGGAAGATACTATATTTGTGATCTGAAAACCACAACTGATATAAAAAACTTTCATCATAGCGCAAATAGATATTCTTATGATGTGCAATGTTATTTATATTGTAATTTATTTGATAGATCTTATAAAGATTTTAAATTTGTAGTTATTGATAAGGGCAGTTTAGATATTGGGGTGTGGGATTGTAGTGAGGATTTTTATTTAAGAGGGCAAGAGAAGGTGAAGAAAGCATTGGAGATATTTGAAACGTATTTTATAGATGGGGTAGATATAGATAATTATTATATTAGTGGAACATTATGAAAACAAAAGTAAAAACACCTGATTATTATAATGGTGATAATGGATATACAGCAAAGCAAGTAGTGGATAACTTTGAGTTAAATTATCATCTAGGCACAGCAGTAACTTATATACTTAGAGCATATAAGAAACATAAAACACCTAATCAGGATTTACAAAAAGCAATAGACCATTTAACATTTGAATTAGAAAAGTTAGAAAGAAAGGATCAATGGAGGGTGGACCAATATAATAGGAACAGGCACCCATCAGATCACATCATAGCAGGTACAGAATGAAAAACAGAAGCCTAAATCATAGCGATAACTGGGAAACACCTAAAGAACTTTACGATAAGTTAAATGATGAATTTAATTTTAATTTTGATCCTTGCCCAATAAATCACAATACTAATAAGTGGGATGGACTAAAAATAGATTGGAAAGAAAGAAACTTTATTAACCCTCCTTATAGTAGAAAACTAAAAGAAGCATTTGTAAAAAAAGCAATACAAGAATCTAAAAAAGGCAAACTATGTGTATTATTATTACCTGTATCTACTAGCACTAAACTATTCCACGATCACATATTGCCAAACAAAAAAGAAATAAGATTTATAAAAGGTAGAGTAAAGTTTATAGGATATAATACTTTCGGACAAAGAGTTACAGATAAAACAGGTATGCACGATAGTATGATCATAATTTTTAATGAATCATTAAAAAATAAAAATAGTAAGGATGAAGAATAAAGAAATAAAAGACATAGTGCAATTATTAAAAGATTTATCTGGGGTAGATATATTTGAAGAAAGCAGAAGCAGAAAGCATACAGAACCCAGATCTTTATTTAATTTTATATTAAGGAATCATTATAATTTTACTTTATATGATATTAAAGATTTTTATAAAAGTATGGGTAAAAGTTATGATCACGCAACAGCTTTATATAGTTTAAGAAATTTTGAAGTATATAGAAAATATAATGAAAAGCTAGATGAATGGTTAGATATTTTTAAACAAAGATATACTGATGATGAATTAAAGAGATTAAAAAGAGAAACAATAAAGCATAAGATAGATTACATAAGTGATGATTATGTAAATAGAATTTATAGAATAGTAAACAAGTTACCTGTAGAAAACTTAACTAAAAGTGATTAATTTATATAGTAAGCATAGAGATTGGTTAAGATATGTAATACATTTAGGTGCAAATAAAACAGATGCAAAAGACATTGTCAGTCAGATGTATTTGAGAATTTTAAATAAATTAAATAATGGATTAAACATAAATTATGCAGATACCTTTAATCATATATATATAATTAACACATTAAGAAGCTTATACATTGATAAGAAAAGAAAAGATAAAAAACAAATGTTAACTTTAAGAATAGATAGAAATGGTGATGTGGTTGCTATGAACAAAGAAGGTATGTTTTTAAATGCGAAACCTGTAAAATTAAGATCTCCAAAGTATTATGATTTTTATAAATTACATAAAGAATTAGAAAGAAGGTTAAATATAATACAAAAAAGAAACAGAAATCTGTATTTTATAGATCAACATATAGAAATGTTTAAAGATATATATTATAACACTGATGGTAATCTAACTAAATATGCAAAGGATAAAAAAATAAGTTATTGGGAAGTGTATCACAGTTTTAAAAACATTAAAAAGTTAATAAAAAAAATTAAATAAATTTATATATAAGTATGAAACCTATTAAAATAAATATAGATAAAATCCAAAATAATCCTGACAATCCTAGAGTGATTAAAGATTATAAGTTTGATAAGTTGGTAAAAAGCATAACAGAGTTTCCAGAAATGCTTAAGTTAAGACCTATTGTAGTAGATGAAAACAATGTTATATTGGGTGGCAATATGAGATACAAAGCGGCAGTTAAAGCAGGATTAAAAGAGGTATATGCTATACAAGCAGAAGATCTTACAGATAAACAAAAACAGGAGTTTGTAATTAAAGACAATAGTAACTTTGGAGAATGGGATTGGGATATATTAGCGAATGAATGGGATGTAAATGAATTAAGTGAATGGGGGTTAGATGTGCCTATAATAAATGAAAAGCTAGAAGTAATAGGAGATGAAAAACCAGAGATAGAAATCACTGAAGAAATATTAGAAGAACATAATTATATTGTATTTACTTTTGATAACCAATTAGATTGGCAAGTGGCTAAGGATCTTCTTAATATCAAAACAGTAGCTAAAGCAGGTTACACAGATACTTATATGCAAAAGGGTGTGGGAAGAGTTAAGAAAGGAAAAGATTTATTAAAATTGTTAAATGGATTATAAAGTATATATACCGAGTATGGGTAGAGCAGGAAAGGTAACTACTCATAAACTTTTTAAGAATAGTTATATAGTGTGCCCTAATTCAGAAGTAGAACAATATAGAAAATGGCATAGTAATGTTATAGGAGTAGATGACAAGGTAAAGGGAATTACTAAAACTAGAAATTGGATTTTAGATTATAATAAAGATAATTGGCATATACAGGTAGATGATGATGCTTTATCTTTTCATATGTTTGAAAAAGGTAAGATACATAAATTTATTGATCCAGAAAGAATAGATGAAATATTAAGTAAACAGTTTAGAGTTTGTGAAGAATGGGGATACAAGGTTTGGGGATTTGCTTTGGCAGCAGATTATAAGTTTTATAGAGAATACACTCCGTTTAGCACACAAGGAGTAATAGGTGCGAATATTATAGGTGTAATTAATAACCCATTGAGATTTGATGAAAGATTAAAAGTAAAAGAAGATTATGATTATGCTATGCAACATATAGCTAAATATGGTGGTGCTTTGAGGTTTATGAAATATGGAATAGATGTAGTGCATTTAACAAATGAGGGTGGGTGTGTTAGTTATAGGACTAAAGATGTAGAAATGGATGCTTATAATGTATTAAAAAGAAAATGGGGAAGAAGAATAGTAAAGTTACAAAACAATAAAAATTTTGTTAAAATGAAAAGCCCAAGAAAAGGAGTATAATGAACAAAACCGAACAGCATAAAAAAGCATTATTAGATGCATTAGAAAAATCTCTGGGAGTTGTTACAACTGCCTGTAAGAAAGTAGGAATAGGAAGAACAACTTATTATGATTGGTATAATACAGATCCAGAGTTTAAAAAGAAAGTAGATGATTTGCAGAATGTAGCATTAGATTTTGCTGAATCGCAATTACATAGACAGATAGCAGAGAACTCAACAAGTGCGACTATTTTTTATTTGAAAACGAAAGGAAAGAAAAGAGGATATGTAGAAAGACAAGAGATCACAGGTGCTGATGGGGTGCCTACTAATTTTCAAGTAGAGATAATTGATAAGACAGAAGATACAAACCAATAAAGTTTATAAGCATCTTATCAATAGTAATAAAAAAATTATTGTTGAACAGGGTGGTACAAGATCTGGTAAAACATATAATATACTCTTATGGATTATCTTGCAATATTGTGCGAGTAATCGAAACAAAACTATAACAATCTGCAGAAAAGCCTTTCCTAGTTTAAGAGCTTCCGTAATGCGTGATTTCCTAGACATATTGCGTAAATTAAATATATATAAAGAAGAGGATCACAATAAATCCAATAGCGAGTATAGGTTGTTTAATAATCTTGTAGAGTTTATTAGCTTAGATATGCCACAAAAGGTAAGAGGTAGAAAAAGAAACCTGTTATTTATTAATGAAGCTAATGAGTTAAATTGGGAAGATTGGCAACAATTAATATTTAGAACAGATGGCAAAATTATAATTGATTACAATCCGAGTGACGAATACCATTGGATATATGATAAAGTAATACCTAGAGAAGATTGTGATTTCTTTAGAACAACTTATTTAGATAATCCTTTCTTAGAACAAAGCATTAAATCCGAGATAGAAAGATTAAAAGAAACGGATGAACAATACTGGCAGATATATGGATTAGGATTAAAGGGTATAAGTAAAGCTACTATATTTAATTATTATGAATGCTCACATATACCTGAAGATGCTAAGTTTATAGCATATGGTGCAGATGCAGGATACTCCAATGATCCCTCAACACTTGTAAGTGTTTATAGTTTAGATTATAATCTTTATATCAAAGAACATTTATACAGAACACAAATGACCACTAAAGATCTACACAACACATTTAAAGAAGTAGGGGTTGCAAGAAATCAGTTGTATATGGATAGTAGTGAGCCTAGATTAATAGAAGAGTTAAGAAGAATGGGTTGGAATATAAGACCAAGCTTAAAAGGTCGGGATAGTATAAATGCAGGTATTGATTTATTGAAGAGGTATAAACTATTTATAACCACAACAAGCAACAATGCAATTCAGGAGTTCAGGAATTATAAATGGAAAGAAGATAAAAGTGGGAAGCTAACAAACATTCCAGAAGACAAGAACAATCACATAATAGATGCTGTAAGATATGCGACTTATAGTATATTAAGCAGACCTAACTTTGGGAGATATACAATTAATTAGTAACAAAAATAATTTAAAAAAGTTTATATATTAATATGAAAACTAGCATAACAGTACCGACAAGATTAAATGACATAACC